AATGGGTACGTGATGCCTTATATGAGAACTCAGATGATGCAGCTAGTGTTGTAAGAGTTATTGACTTGTATAAAGTAGACAACAACATGACCCCTGCAGCTAAAAAGAAAGCTAATAAGGATGCAGCTAAGACTGTATCTAAACGTGGTACACCTGCTGTAGACAGTGATGGTGATAATCAAATGATTAAAGAATCTCAAGTATCTAAAATGACTGATAAACAGTTTGAAGATAACTACGAGAAGATACAAGCAGCTATGGCCTCCGGTAAGTTCGTCTATGACGTAACAGGCAAAGCTCGTTAATACCAACATACTTAATTAAGTACTTGACAGACAAGTACAAGTATGGTATAACTGTTGATGTCCTACTAGACCGATATGCAAGGTCGCACAGGGCATCTTCAAAGACTCACATTGAGTCATAGAACACTAATAAATCTCTAAGAATTACCTGACAATAAAGGCCCGATTAGTTAGACTGGCAAGTTGACCTAATTGCACCCTTGAAAACTCAGCCCCTTATCCAGATTGTTTTAGGTTCATTTAACCGAGATACAACTAAGTATCTTTATTACTAGCCAAACATCATAAAGGATATTAATCATGGCTTTTGCATCAGCATCAGGTTATACAAACCTACCAAATGGTAACTTCTCTTCAGTTATCTATTCCAAGAAAGTACAACTTGCTTTCCGTAAGAAGAGCATTTGTAACGACATCACTAACTCAGACTATTTCGGTGAAATAGCTTCTCAAGGTGATACAGTTAAAATTATCAAAGAACCAGAGGTTTCCGTTTCAGAGTACAAGCGTGGCACAACTATTGCTGCTCAAGACTTAGCAGACGCAGACTTTTCTTTGACAGTAGATAAAGCAAACTACTTTGCATTTAAGATCGACGATATCGAAGAAGCACACTCACATGTAAACTTCATGGACTTAGCAACTAATCGTGCTGCGTTCCGTTTAGCTGACCAATTAGATCAAGAAGTTCTTGGTTACTTGTCAGGTTACAAGCAATCTGCTTTACATGCAAACGCTAATGCAGTTAACAACATCGTTAACGGTACTAAAGCTGACTCAACTGCAGGTTCAGACGAACTATTAACTTCAATGAAGTTGAAGAAGTCTGACTTCGGTAACATCACAACAGCATCAGCAGCTGATCACTCAATCCCAGTAGCAGCACGTCTACCAGGAGCGACTGCTCTACCAACAGCATATGCTTCACCAGTAATGCTTATCAACCGTATGGGTCGTTTATTAGATCAAAACAATGTTGATAAAGAAGGCAGATGGATTGTAATAGATCCAGTAATGCTAGAAGTATTAATGGACGAAGATTCACGTTTCTTGAACGCTGACTTTGGTGAAGGTTCTGCATTGCGTAACGGTTTAGTAATGAATAAGTGGAATGGTTTCCGCGTATACGTTTCTAACAACTTACCATCAGTAGGTACAGGTCCAGCAACTAACGGAACTGCTAACCAAAACGCTAACTACGGTGCTATTGTTGCCGGTCACGATTCTGCTGTAGCAACTGCTGAGCAAATCAACAAGACTGAAACTTACCGTGACCCAGATTCATTCGCTGATATCTGTCGTGGTATGCACTTATACGGACGTAAGATTCTACGCCCAGAAGCATTAGTAACTGCTAAATACAACTTAGCATAAACTAAACGAATACAGGGAGTCCCAATTCTGGGGCTCTCTATTTACTTTTAAAACCATTACGAAGGGATTGACATTATGGCTTTTATCGCTGATGCAGTGTTTGACGGTGGACTTACAATAGTAGATACTAACGGTACTCGTTTAGATATCTGTTCAAGTGAGCCAACTACTTATGCACAAGCAACTTCAACATTAACTCTTGGTAACGATACAGTTAACACAGGTGCTCCAACTAACGGTGCAACTGATGGTCGACGTGTAATCGTTCCTGCTATTACTGCAGGTACTGTAACAGGCACAGGTACTGCAGCTTTTTGGGCATTAACTAACGGCTCAAACACACTATATGCAACTGGTTCTTTGAGTGCTTCACAAGCTGTTACTACTGGTAACACTTTCTCATTAGACGCAGTTTCTATCACTATCCGTGACGCTTAGTAGGCGTTACTAAAGATGGCTGATCATAATTTAAGAGCAAGTGGATACGCTTTATACAACACTGCTGTTTATGGACAGGAGCAGTATGGAGGTCATGTACGTTCTGAGGTTGAGGTCAGCCAACCTTCTTTGGGGCAGGTGTTAAACGCCAATGATATCCAAAGTGCTACGGAAACAACTTCTAACACACTTAATCAGAACTATTCTCTAATATCTGTAGATTTAAACTCTAACTCAGAGATAACTAATCCAGGTATAGATGAACTAAACATATTAGATGCTACTGATGTAAGCTCTGCAACAACCTTGACTATGGTAGCAGTAGGTCAAGCTCATTCATTGTTAGCAGATAATGTAGAGTCAGACGCAGAGTTAACTTCACAAACCGTCAACGAATCACATTCATTTTTTAATGTTAGCGTAGAAGCAGACACAGCTACTTCATCGTCTACCATTGATCAAGACCATGAGTTCAATGCTATAGACAATAATTCTATTAGTCTTGTTACTTCAAGCACACTAGGTCAGTTCCACTCTATTACTTCTAGTGACACTGAGGCAAGCACAGAGGCTGGAACACCAGTAGCTGTTGTAGCAGTACACTTATTAGCCAATAGCATCTCAAACACTACTGAGATACCATCTAGCCCTGTTATAGCGCAAAACAATACACTAGTATCAGTAGCTATAGGGACTACTTCTGAGATAACTAACCCAGATATAGACGAGCTCAACATCTTTGACGCAGGTGATCCTTCGTCATCTACTTTAGTAGGTACACCAAATATAGTTCAGTTTCATAATAATGACGCTGTTGATTTAGAAATAAATAGTGAAGTATCAGAACCTACAATATCACAGGCATTATTCCTTAATGCAACAGGTATAGAAACTCAATGCCTATTAATACCAAGACCTGTTCTAATAGATTTAAAACCTATTAAACAGGATACAAATAAAACACTGTTAGTGCCTTCTGAGTCAAGAACAACAATAGTAGGGAGAGCCGCGTAATGAAATGGCCTATCAAAGACCCAAGTGAAATACTAGATTACTCAATAGATTGGTCAAGATTCTTAGAAGGGTCAGTAATACAGTCAGTACAATGGTATATAAGAGATGCAGATGGAGTTAAGACAGCAGTAGGTGAAGCACAAACTGTACACGGTTTAACTCTCTTTTCTCAAGTAAGCACAAATACAGTAGCTACAGCTCGTTTTGGTGCAGGTACAAACAACGTAAAGTACAGAATTACATGTGCTATAACATACGATACTCATTTAGTAGCTGAAAGAGTTGTCCAACTTCCAGTAAAGGATAGATAATATGTCTTACAACTACTTAGACTTAGTTAATGATTTAAACCGTAGAGTAAATGAAACAGAATTAGATAGTTCTAACTTTGCAAGTGCTACTGGTTATTACAACACAGCTAAAGATGCTATCAACTCTTCTATTAGATTATTAAACCAAGAGACATTCCAATGGCCTTTTAACTTTATTGAGCACGAAGAAGACCTAACTCCAGGTACAATGCGTTATGATATGCCTTACAACTGTAAGACTATGGACTTCAATACATTTCGTATTAAGCGTGATGATACTTTGGGTAACGCTACTTCAATGCTAAAGAAGATGGATTACGAAGAGTACTTAGCTAAGCATGTAGATGATGAGTATAACGATAGCCCTGCTATTAGAACCCTACCTACACACATAATTAAAGCACCAGGAAATCAATATATAGTTTATCCTTCTCCTGATAAAGAGTATGAGATTCTATTTGAAATGTATACGTTACCAGTAGACCTTATTCTACACTCAGACGTACCTTCTGTCCCAGAAGCTTATAGACATATTATTGTTGACGGTGCTATGTACTACGTCCAGATATTCCGTAATGATAACCAATCAGCTCAGATGTCTTTAGGTAAGTTTAATGAAGGCGTTAAGAACATGAGAAGTATCTGGATTAATAGATTTGAATATGTATATGATAATAGGGTACATTACTAATGGCTACAGGTTGGGAATCATTTCCACTGGAGCTTAAGGGTGGATTAATAAGTAACATGTCTAGACTGCAACAAGGGGTTAAAGCTCCTGGTTCTGCTAGACAACTAATTAACTTTGAGCCATCTGTTAAGGGTGGTTATCGTCGTATTAATGGTTATGCCAAGTATGATAGTAACCCTATACCTTCATATGGCTCTCCAGTCGTCCAAGGAAGCTCACAGACAGGTACTAGCCTTACTATTGCAAATATATACCTAGAAGTACCTAATGGAGCTACATTCGAAGTAAATGGACTAGGTGAAACTTACACAGTATCGTCTAGTGTTTGGACAGCAGCCAATAAAGAAACTGTTTTAACTATAACTCCTGCACTGTCAGGAAGTCCTATGGATAAAGCAGCAGTTTCATTTACTAATGTAGTAGGTAAGACAGAGGGTTTATTCTGGTTTGTTGATACAGCTACTAACTCTAATGTAGCAGTAGTTCTAAGAGATGGTAACTTATATACTACATCAGGTTCTGGTTACACTAATATAAGTGCACCTGGATATGGTACAGTAAAGGTTAAGCACTCAGGTCATACTGGTTCTACAATGGACATAGATGGTATTACTAATGATAATGATGGCCCAAGAATAGGTGATACATTCACTATTGCAGGTGTTGAGAAAGTATATACAGTATTAGCAACTCCTTCAGTTTCATCAGGACATTGTGTAGTATCTATATACCCTGCCCTAGCTAGTGCTCCTGCTGATGATGCTAATATAACATTCTTAGGTCGTTCTCAGACAGGTGGTTCTAAGGCTAGATTCCAGAACTTTAACTTTGATGGTACAGAACGTCTTGTAATGGTTGATGGTGTTAACTATCCTATTACTTGGAATACTAACGAACCTGTTAAAGTGATAGACAGTAATGTAGACATCTTAGGTGCAGAAGTTGTATCTCAATTCCATGATCATCTATTCTTTGCTAAAGGTTCTTTACTAAGCTTTACAGCTCCGTTTGCACAGAATGATTTTAACACAGGCAATGGTGCAGGTAATGTAAGACTTCCTGCTCGTATTACAGGTTTAGTAACATTCCGTGATAAACTAATCATCTTTACTAATACTAGTATACACCAGTTAACAGGTACTAGCTCAGCTACATTTCAGTTAGCAGAAATAGTAGAAGACATTGGTTGCTCAGAACCAGACACTATCCAAGAAGTAGGTGGTGATATTATGTTCATGGGGCCAGACGGTTTAAGGTTCTTAGGTGCTACTACTCGTATCGGTGACTTTAACTTATCACTAGCTTCTCGTAATATACAAGACCAGGTTACTCAGTTCCGTACAGACTTTACAGACATTGTATCTTTAACTATAAGAGGTAAGTCTCAGTACCGTGTATTGGGTTTTGTAAGTGGTCAGACAGAAAGTAATGCTAAAGGATTTATAGGTACACAGTTTGCTGACCAAGACGCTAATAGCTTTGCATGGTCTGAGACTGTAGGTATTAAAGCTTACAGAGCTACATCAGCTAACACAGGTCAAGCGGATATATCATTATTTGTAGGTGAGACAGGCTTTGTATACAGGTTAGATATAGGTAATACTTTTGATGGTGCAGCTATACTATCTTCTTTTTACACACCTTTCATGGCTATTAACGACCCTCGTATGCGTAAGACAATGTATAAAGCTACATCATTCTATGACCCAGAAGGTGCTGTTAATGGTAGTTTAATATTTAAATATGACTTCCAAAGACCTGGGGTTATACAGCCAAGTACTTCCACACTAGTAGGTGGTGGTTCTTTCTCTATATTTGGGGATGCTACGTTTGGCTCATCAGATTATGGAGGCAACCCTGAGACTGTTATAGAGACTAATACAACTGGCTCATTCTTTACAATCTCATTACAGTATGAATTTAATGCAATCAACCCACCATTTATAGTAGACACTGTTCTACTTGAATACTCAAACAACGATAGGAAATAGACATGGGAACAGGTTATACACGTAACGATGCATCTAACAACATAGCAAACGGTAACGTAATTGACGCTGCCGATTTGGATGGTGAGTTTGATGCTATAGTAAGTGCATTTGGTACAGGTGGTCACAGCCACGATGGTACATCTGCAGAGGGTGGAGCTATTACAGTAGTTGGCCCTACTCAAGAATTCTTAGGAGATGGTAGTTCATTCTACCCTAAGTCAGACGCTACTTACGATCTAGGTAAGTCTACTGCTTCTTTTGATGTAGCATACGTTGAGTCAATCAACTTAACTGGTACAGCTATTACTGCTAGTGCAACTGAGATTAACTACACAGACGGTGTTACTTCTGCAATACAAACACAGTTAGATGGTAAACAAGCAGCAGATGCTAACCTTGTATCAGATGCTAACTATGTAGCAACAGATCAGAACTTTACTAATGCAGATCACACTAAACTAAATGGTATTGAAACAAGTGCTACAGCAGATCAAACTGCTGCTGAGATCAGAGCATTAGTTGCTTCTGCAACTGATAGCCAAGTCTTTACAGACGCTGACCATACTAAGCTAAATGGTATTGAAACAAGTGCTGACGTAACAGACACAACTAACGTGACTGCAGCAGGAGCCTTAATGGATTCTGAAGTTGATGCTGATATTAAAACACTTACACTACCTGCTAACACAACTATTAGTGCATTTGGTAAAACTTTAGTTGACGATTCTACAGCTTCTGCAGCTAGAACAACTTTAGGTTTAGGCTCAGCCGCTACTACTGCAGCCTCCGCGTATGCTACCTCGGCACAAGGTACTAAAGCTGATTCAGCTCTACAGTCTGACTCTACCTTAAACTCAGCTAACCTAAGTGGTGCTTTACCTGCTATAAGTGGCGCAGCTCTAACTGGTATCGAAGGTGTTCCTTCTGGTATTATCTCAATGTGGTCTGGTCAGACTTCTGCGATACCTAGTGGTTGGCTCTTATGTGATGGTAATAATGGTACTCCAAACCTTACTGATAAGTTCGTAATGGGTGCAGGTACAAGTAATGAAACAACTACAGGTGGTGCTAACACTAGAACACTAGCTACAGCAAACATACCAAGCCACACTCACAGTTTCTCAGGTACTACAAATACCACAGGTAGTCACGCACACTCCGGTTCTACTGCTAGTGCTGGTGCGCACACGCATAGTATTACTAATTTGGGTGGTACGGCTTACCCACAAAGTGGTCCTAACCAAGGAAACCAATCAGGTTGGGCAACAACGTCTAGTACAAATACGACTTCTGCAGGAGCACACACTCACACCTTGACAATAGATGCTGCAGGAAACCACAATCACACTATCTCAGGTACAACAGGTTCTACAGGTTCAACTACTGGATTCGATAACAGACCTGCATACATGGCTCTAGCATATATTATGAAATCATAATTAATATAAAAAAGTACTTGACAGATGTGTAAAACATGTGTATAATTAACTTAAGGTTGCCCCCGGTAATATATAGGTATACTAATGGTTATAGACAAGTACACAGCAGTAGTAGATGGTATTAGCTTATTAGGACTAGGGGATATACACTCAACGTA